AATACAATTTGTCCTGATGACTGAAGCCCGAGAGGATTAACAACACTTCGTGTCAAGTTTGTTGAGTTTGTAAATAATGACTTACTATACATAGATTACTAATATAGGATGATATATTTATAACCTAATAGAGATTAATCTCTTTTTATGGATAAATAGATTTATCAATCAAATGAATGGCTCTAACGTAGATTTGTAGCCAAATGGCTACAAAACCGCGGATAGACATTAAGAATTAAAATATATAAATATAAAAAGGTTATAAATTAAAAACAAAAAATGCCATGTTTCAGATTGATTGGAAGAACAAGTGTTGAGAGACTGGGTTCTAACTTATTATCTTATTATTGTCAAATTATATTTGCACATTTTATGAATTATTATATAGTTTATGATACAGTTAACTTTGAAGGTAGTATTTTTATTAAATCAATGTGTGAATATATAGATTATTATAACCAAAGTAAAGAAAACGATAATATTGAAATTACTATAAAAGAATTTACAGGTAATAGAGAGTGTAATGTCGATGACTGTTTCTTTTTTTTTGGTTTTGTAACTTCATTTATAAAGATGGATATTTATACATATTTTCATTTGAACATAGAAAAGGACTTTACTTTCAGAATTTATGAAAAAGCAGAGTCATTATTTGGAAATGAGTTACCATTTGACCCTAAAAACACAATTTTGGTTCACATGCGACTAGATGACTTATCACAAACCAACTCTTATGATTATGACGGAAATATAGTAAGTAAATATTTTATAGAAAAACTAGATAGTGGTTATTTTTCTGACTACAAAAATATCAAAAAAAGTAAAATACTTTGTGAATACTATAAATATATTACAAAATGTGGTATTACAAAAAGTTTTTTGGATGGTAAAATAAAAAAATTGCCAAGAGACTACTATAAATTAATGGTATTTCAATCGATTATTGAAGAAGAGAAGATAAATAAAATAATTGATAAACTTTCTGAAAAGTATCCAAAAGATGAAATTATTACTGTTTCTTCTAGAACTGGTATTAATAATTTGAGTTATAAAACAATTCGTTCAGAAAATCCTGATTTTGATTTATATTGTTTATGTAAATGTGAAAAAGTTATTTTATCAAGAAGTACATACTCATTAATATGTCCTTTTTTTTCCAAAAAAACGGATGTTATTATTCCGTCATGGAGTATATCCGCATGCATGGGGTTACAAACAATTTATGACAAAACCAATTTTCAATATTTTGGATAATAATCAATTATTTTACACAATACATTATTGTAATTATAGTTCAATTCAAAAAAATAATAACTAGTAAAAATAGAATAAAAAAAATCAATTATATTTACGTAATGAAAGTAGTAAAAAAAAAAATTGATAAATATGAAGTTCTAGAATATAAAGGAACAAATATATACGTAATTGAAAATATTTTAGATGATGTGACATGTGAAGAGTTTATAACATTTATTGAAAAATTAGATTTAAAAGACACTTCAGAAGAACCCGATAAATTATTGAAATGTAAGTATTTAAATCTTTTAAACGATAATCCAACACATAGTATTATTGACTTCAAAATATATTGTATTTTTAACAAGATATTTGAAATAATGACAAAATGTAATCCTTATATAAATATAACAGGCGACACCTATTACATTTTAAGAAAAATATATGGAGAAACGCAGTTACATACAGATGAAGTTAGGGCTATCCATACAAATTACTTTTTTAATCAAATCCGTTGTTTAGCAGCAATTATAGCATTAAATGATAATTTTGAAGGAGGTGTTTTCAAGTTTCCACATCAAAATATTGAACATAAAATGAAAAAAGGTTCTGTTATTCTTTTTCCGCCATTTTGGACGCATCCACATCAGATAACAACAGTTGGAGAAAATCAATATAGATATACAATAACTACATGGGGAACTGAAAATATTATTAATAAATAAGGTAAATTCTTTCAGTTAATAAATATATTTATCAGTTGAAAAAATATGGCTCTAGCTATGTTAGACAACAATCAGTTTATCTTATAAACCAATAACGAACCATTCCAGAATTACCAGAATTTTTTACATTTGTATTACTACCATTACCCCCCTTACCTCGATTCGAACTAGGTATAACTGGAGTAAAGTTAGTAGAAATTGTAGTTCCGGATGTTCCCGTATCAATTCCACCATTACCGCCAATAATCGTTGTCGAGCCAGTTGTGGTTACACCATCACTACCATTAGACGTATACTTAGATGTAATGTATGACCCAGGGTCGCTATGTGCAGCTGTCGCACCCAAGCCCCGCGTATCGGTTGATGAATTTGTAGTTGATGTAGTATATGAAGAGCCAGGATTTAGAGCAGTAGAATATACAGTATAGTCTATTGGTGCTGCTGCACTACCGGTTGAACTACTTAGAATAACATTACCTCCATTATTAGAAACAGAATTTGTCTGTTTTGAGTCATTGAATTGAACTGCATAATTGCCATTTACATTACAGCTTATTGTCATCTTTGTTGCTTTGTCACCACTCTGAATATTATATACACCGGCACAACAAGAACCACCGCCACCAGAGCTAGAATAATATGACAGTTGTGATACCGAATCTCTACTATAGTTTGTAGTATAGTTTGCATAATAAGTCCTATCATAAGTTGTATAATAATTACGAGCATAAGTCCTACCATAATTTAAAAAAAAATTTATATGAAAGCTACCAAAAGGAGAATTTGTTCTATAAAAAACGTGGTCCTTAGCACTATTTTGATATGAAAAAAAGGATACCTGACCAGACCAAGTATTCCGATAACTAGCTTGTGCAACGCGCTGATAATAAGCAGGAATAGCAATATGCCGCCAGTAATTTGTAAATGCAACGCCCCCTGCTCCACCTGCTCCATGTACAACAAAACCAACCTTTGATGCCCAAATAGGTATATTTACAACAGTTGTACCATCAGCACTAACATCTTTGTAAATGGGACTAAAAATTGCAACTGCGTCCGTTCCAGCCAGCTGAAATCCGACTGGCGTTGTTCCTCTTAATACAGATGTTGAAGATGTTGCAAGATTTCCCAAACTTGGATATTTTGATGTGTGTGTTGTATTTGGTGTATCTGATGAAAATATTTCAGAAAAGTCTACTCCACTTAAATCAATATTTGTTGCTGTCGCCATTGAATAATAAAAATAATAATATTTATATTATTTATATCTAAAAATTTTATCCATTATTCAGTGTAAATAACCATCCAATTATAATATATTTATCGCTAGATATAGATATTTCGCCTCTGTGTGCATATGTCCATGTCGATGGAAATAATAAAAGGGTTCCTGTTTCTGGTTTTATTTTTCCATTCAAAAATTTTGTTTCACCACCATCTTCAATGTCATTTAAATACCACATAAAACTTATTGTTCTACTAGCATAACTTGTTATTATACCTGAATCATTATGCCAATTTATTTTTCCGGTTCCTTTTTTATATATTTGAATTCTAAAACCACTATCAAAAATAAAATCATTATATTTAATATTGAATACTGATAACTTTTCAAAATAGGTTTTCAATGAATTTCTTAGCTTAAAAAACAAAATTTTCTCAACTTCCACAAAAAAGGTATCTTTAAATCTTGACATTTCCAATATACTCGTTTCCATTTCTGATTTGACTACAACCGAATTCCATTGTTTTTCACCAACTTCTCTAGATGACCTACCAGGAACTATTCGATTATCATTATGAATATAGTTTATTATTTTACTACAAAGATTTTTATCAATATTATTTTTTTCAATATGAATGAACGGGTCATCAAATATATTTTTAACATTTGGATTTTCAAGTTTTATAGTATTTTTTTGAAGACGTATCATATTCTCAACAATTGAAAGTTCATCACTAAATTTATTTTGAGTTTCCATAAAGTATTTGTTTCTTGAATAAAGTAGATAATAAATAAAACTTTATTTAATTTTATTTAATCTCTTTTAGTGGATAAATATATTTATCCAATAAAAGGATGTGACTCTAACGTAGGTTTGTAGCCAAATGGCTACAACACCACGAATAGACATCAACTAAGGCATAATTGGTGAAGAAACCCAACCAGTTATAATATATTTATCATTCGATATAGGAACCGCACCTTTATGCATATATGTCCAAGTAGCTGGAAATAGTAACAATTTTCCTGCTGTTGGTTTTACTTTACCATCCAAAAAATATGTTTCACCGCCATCAGTAACATCATTCAAGTACCATATAAACGCGAATAAACGATTATATTCAGTTGATGACAAAGAGTCTTGATGCCAAATATACTTTCCTTTATTTTTTTTGTATTTTTGTATTTGAAATCCCGAGTCAAATAATTCTCCGTCACAAATAATGTTATAGCTAAGAAGTTTTTTATAATATCTTGCTATTGCATTTCTCAAAGAAAAAAATAGAATACTATCAATTTCTTTCCAATTTTCTTCAATATGAAAAGAGAATGCCAAATCTAATGTATCTTTTACTCTTTCATCTATTGAACCAAATTTTCCTCCAAATATTCCTTTTAATTTTCGATGGTCATTTTCAAACTCGGTTATTATTCTTTCACATAATTCTTTATCAATATTATTTTCTTCTATGTAAACAAAGATATCATTAGGAACTTGGTCGCTAACAATAATAGAATCGTCAATAAGTTGTT